GTTATAATGGCCATGGGACCTGTCCTTCTCTCTAGATGGTATGTTATGCAAACACCATTTTAGCAAGAACGGACAGGTCTTTTTTCACATTTTCTGGGTGGTAACTTTAATTATGCAATCTAGGAATCAAGCTTACTCATCGTTTTCCCTCCGTGTATTGTTTGATCTTGTCAACCTGTAAGTCGCACCATTCATCCTTGACGCTGTAGTGGTCAAAGATAAACACGACCGGCATAGAACGTATACCCATACGTTTAAAGTATTCAATCGCTGTCTTATCAGCTTGATAGTGGTTTACCATGATTGAATGTGATAGTATCCGAATCGTTTGACGGCACTTATTACAGCCAGGCTTTGTAAATACAATTGCATAGCGTCCGTTAGCTTCATCAAGTTTTCCGGTAAACGGTGGTACCTCCAGTGTTTCCTTGTGGCGCATGTGTTTCTCTTCCTTTGACAACTTCTCAATGATTGCTTGTTCCATGTTGCTCACATATCCGTAACTGACTCGCTTCATCGCATTAGACATAGTAAATCGCCCTCGTGTCATGATCGCTGTATTCGACCAGCTCAAACGTTTTGTGAGCAACCACGCCAATGTCGTCAGTCCATTTGTCGGTTGGCTTGCGTGTCGATACTTGACGCTGAACGAATCCGCCTAGGTCTTTGCTCATCTCTGAATGGAGATGCCCCGTAAACAGTTCGCGGTTCTGTGCTGTGCCTAACATGAATCCAAACTCGTCTAGGTATTTTGCAAGGTAGTTGTTCTTGCCTTTATCTCCGTGAGTAGCACCAATAAAGTTGTGGCCTAGCATTGCACCTTTGTAATGCTTCAGTGATATATCCCATGTGATATTTGTTTGATTGCTGTAGGCGCGTTTTAATAACCGTGCGAACATATATCCAACTGACGGATCATGATTTCCGGCACAATACATGACCTCACACTCATTGGCGTTCTTAATGATTGCTTCAATCAGTGTCTCGAAGTATTGTTCCATTTCATTAACGGTCTCGCCTAAGTCGGTTGTTTCTAGCTGTGTGCCCTTTGCTGTGGTCGAGTTGATGTTGTCCACATGAGCTAGATCACCGCCCAGAATGAGCAATATTTTGGCGTAGTGGCCGCGTTGAATGATTTCTAGTTGCCGTTTAAGAGATTCAGCATAGATGTCGAATGTGTGACCGTTGAAATGTGTATCAAAAGCAGGAATGACCAGATATCTATCTGATTCCACAAAAATAGGAGCCTTAGCTTGATACGGCTCCTTGTGTGTGATGATGTCATTCATCAATGCTTCATATTGTTCAGCCTCAACTAACGGCTTAATTTGTATCTTGCTTTGATACAACGTTGCTTCAGGTGTCTGCTTCCAGAAGTTGCTTGTGGCACGTACAAGCTCCCATTTGGTGTAATCGTACCCGTGAGCTTCCAGAACCTCTCTAGGCGTCATTTTGTGACCCCTGACAACCTTTAGGATAGTCTCACTGGACTGTGTGCCGTCTGAATCGTATTCATTCTTCAGTGGCTTCTGAAATTCGATCCCAAGCCGTCTTGCTTTGCCCTGAAGCGCGTCATAGCTAATTCCTAGCTTGTCTGCCGCCTCTCGTCTTGTAAAACCTTCAGAGGCGAGCTTCCTAATGCCACTGATTTGTTCATTTGTCCATTGCATCTACTCGCCTCCGAAATTATGTATAAAAATAGCACCTCACATGAAGTGAAGTGCCATAGTCCGGTGCCTACTCCTAGGGTTTACCAGACTTGATCCAAAGCGAGCGGACGGAGTTGCACCGTCCTGTTTCAGCATTGAGTAACCGGTATCAATGCCTTACATCATCTTTTGCTCGCATAATTGATGGCCGAGACCTAAAATAGCGCCATCATGAGCACGTCTGCTGCTTTCCCCATATCCCGTATCCATATGGAGCATTTCTGCAACGGAGGCTTTCGCCTTGCAGTGGAGTCAATCTCTTATATCGCTGGTCGGGATTTGCACCCGACATGATGTGCACGCTGGTCTCTCTAACACGGTTGAACCCAATCATCTACGTGTCCTAGCGTCTACCTATTCCGCCACAGCGATTTGCTCGCTCGCCCATTGTCAGCTAGGGTCATCGCAAGCTGTGTCCGGTCGCTAAACTGGACAATGTGGCATGCGGGAATCGAACCCGCCTGACTATCGCAGCCAGTCCATTTGCCACGCCTTGCCACAGCTTTATCATCACTGAGGCTCGGAGGAAAAATGCGGTGTCTCAGGTTTCTCACCTTTGGCACAATACCATCATATGACGGAAATACGGTCAGTTGTTCCCAACTTATTCCCAACATTTTCCCACCTAGGTTTTGTGGGGTTGTTCGACCAGCTCACACCAATCAGCAAATGCTAATAACGCTTCCTTGAAGTCTCGATAATAAGCAGATTTGCTCAAATGTAGCTCTTCAGCTATCAGCCACCATGGCTTACGTTGATCTAGGGAAACAAGGTATGTTTCGGTTAAAATAATTCTGTATTTTTCTAACTCGACTGATCTAATAGCTTTTTCACAGCAAGCTACATATCGAAGCTCTTCAGCGTGCGACACGAGCTTGTCCTCGGCTTTGTTTTCATAGCTAGGTGACTTGGGCATGCCGTCCATCACGGGACTTCTGAGCGCTATTTTGGTGCGTTGAGCGAGCCGCTTGTGATGCCAGTAGTTCCCCAAGACCTCTTTGGCGTTTTCAATTGTTTTGTCATGATCAATTGGGCTAAAATATCTCGTTGCTCGCACCACTGCGTCCACTCCTTATGGTATAATTAATTTTGTAAAAGTTTGGGGGATAAGCGTGCCTTCGTGGTGCGCTTTTTTTATTTGCTTTCAGGAGGCCGAATGAGCTCCCACGGATCAATCCCAGCTCCATATGCGATTTTGTCTAAGGTGTTAAGTGAAACACTGCCATTCCCAGAGATTACATATTCAAGCGTGGTGATGGGTATTCCGATCTCTTTTGCATATTTGGCTTGTGTCATGCCCAGATCGTATATATTCTTCCTAAGGTTTTTGGCCAATGCTTGTTTGCTGTCCAAATTATTCGCCTCCGTCCTCATTTTCGGTGTACCAGTCGTCACTGCTTAATAGCCAATAGCTTATTTCCCTGGCTTGCTTGTAGATTGGGTCAACACGTGTATTCATCGCGTCAGTCGTCCATTTAGACCAGGCAATGTCGTGTAGTAGCTTAGTTGCAAGCTCGGCCTTGGCACATAGCTCGCCTTGAAGATAAGCGTCAACGTCCTTACTTTTACTCATGTTGTGCCTCCAATAGTTCTGGGTTCTCAAATATATTTCCAGCAATAATCATCTTGAACAGATCGCTGTCAGGCATGTCATCCAAGTGCCCCTTTCGTGATAACAAATCGCGAAGACTGCGCACACCCCATCCTGGAGTTCTAACTCCAAACCGGCCATCGGCGAAGACAACCACACCGTACTCGACACCCATTTCACTATGAGGGGTGTCGTCTAATACCGAGTAGCCAAACTTGTGTTCAAAAAGGTCGCCTTCGTAGATTTCTCGCCCGTTCTTGTCGTGTAGTCCGGTGTACTCCATTAAATGGGCTTCTTCGTCCATTAACTCGATGCCATTTTTGCCATCATCAGCAGTTACCCAAATACGGCCATCAATATCCCATTCAATATTACTGACTGGATACATTTTGTGGTTGTGACTGCTATACGCTCTGAACTTAATCTCTCGTTTCATTTCTCCGCCTCCTCGCCAGAAACTTCTCGCAGCATGGTGTCGAATCCAACTGAATGGCCTACCTTTGTGAAACGCTCGTCCACGTCTTTTTTGTCAAACATTACATCTTCAATTAGTCCGCGATTAGATCTCAAAGCGTGCACATATTTCTTCCCGCGCCGAATGAAAATTAGGTCTCGTAATTTCGGATCGCTAACCCAAGGGTTTCTGATGATGTCGCCTTTAACTAGCTTCATTTCTCCGCCTCATATATCTTGATTTGCACATCATCTACCCAAACATCTGCATTGACTTTGGAAACTCGCTCTTTAACAAAGTCGATGACCGCTTGCCTAGCTTTTGGTTTCCAAGTACTTAGATTCGGGCAAGGATAGAGGTTAGCATCATACATCAGGAACTGAAGCACATGTTCGTTTGTAACACGATCATCGTGTAGAATTTCCTCAGTACGAATTCCTGATCCACGTGTGAAACCGCCTTTGAACTGCTCATGTATGTTCATTTCTCCGCCTCCTATAAGATGGATTGAAGTCAATATTTGAGACAGATTTTAAGAGACATTCAGAACCGCGTTTACCTTCCACAGCTCAAATAAATCATTAATTGCGATTAATAACTTATTTGAACCCTGGAAAGCATTAAGT